CAATAACAATTTCACAATAACATTTAAAGCCTCATTTCAAGGTAAGGTATACGTAAACTAATAAACTATGGCACTTTCATATTTAACAGACATTAATTTAAACAAAAACGAATTACAGAATGCAGTAATTCAGAAAGTAGGTACGGATCCTTCCTCAGGATTAACCGAAGGATATATAATATATAACACAGCGGCACATCAGCTAAAAGTATATAGTGAAAAACAAATAAGTGGTAGCGATGAGGGTTGGATAAATGTTGGCGGTGATATTACTGGAGTTAATATAACCGCTGGAACTGGATTAACAGGAACAGTAAATACAACATCTGGCCAACATACCCAAACTTTAACATTAGCAGACACAACTGTAACTGCGGCATCATACGGCTCTGCAACAGCAATACCAACATTTACAGTCGATGCGCAAGGTAGATTAACAGCAGCCGGAACAGTTGCTATTAGTACTGATTTAACAATAGCTGCCGATAGCGGTAGTGATGATGTTGTTTCGGTTGGAACTGACACTTTAACATTTACTGGAACTGCAAACGAAATTGATACTGCAGTAAGTAATAATGAAATAACAATTGGATTAGTTGCAAACCCGACGGTTTCTGGTAACTTGATAGTTTCTGGAAATTTAACGGTATCGGGAACGACGACTACTGTTAATACAGAAACAATAAATCTTGCTGATAATATAATTACTTTAAATAGTAATGAAACAGGTACGCCAAGTGAGAACGCTGGTATAGAGGTTGAAAGAGGAACCGCTACTAATGTAGCATTAAGATGGAATGAGGGTTCTGATATATGGGAACTTACTAAAGACGGTAGTAATTACAAAACAATACAAAACGTAGAAGAAAGTACATTCTCGGCTTCTATCGGTGATGGCTCTGCGACTTCTATAGCAGTAACACACAACTTAGGAACACAAGACGTGATTGTGCAGCTTTATGACACAAGCTCTTTAGACACGGTTTATGCCGATGTTGTAAGGACAAATACTAATACAGTCACTATAGATTTCGGGTCAGCTCCTTCATCGGGAGACATAAAAGTACTTATTAGTAAAATAGGTTAATATAATTTAATATGGCAAATCGCTTTCTTAGTAATATAAGAATTAACGACGCGTACACTTTTCCAGCGTCAGACGGAACTAATGGACAAGTTATTAAAACAGATGGTTCTGGTAACTTAACATTTGGGCAACTGTCAGCTGATTCTGCTTCTGTAATGTACAAGGACACGTTTACAGGTGACGGTAGCACAACTGGTTTTACGCTGTCTAACGCGTTAAATGATGAAGTTCAATCTAATATATACATAGATGGTGTTTATCAATCTAAGAGCACTTATTCAGTCTCTGGTACAGCCATAACATTTTCCACTGCACCTCTAAGTGGTCACGAGATAGAGGTTATATCTACAACAGGTATAAACAGTGGTCCAACAGCAATATTCACAGATACATTCACAGCTAACGGATCAACAACAGCATTCACATTAGGACAAACCGTTCACAGCGAGAATCAAACTATAGTATTTTTAAATGGTGTATACCAATTTAAAGGTACTTATACTTTAAGTGGTACTACATTAACTTTAGATACTGCACCTGCAAATGGTGTATCTATAGAGGTTATGAGTATAGGTTCTGCATATTCTGGTGGTGACATATTATACGATCATGATTTCACATCTGCTGGTTTAATGACAAGCAATGGATCAGGTGTGTATAGCATAACTGCAAATAACTCTGCAAACTGGAATACAGCTTACGGATGGGGAGATCATTCTACACAAAGTTATGCAACACAAAGTTATGTTGGCACACAAATATCAAATTTAGTTGACAGCTCACCCACAACATTAGATACATTAAATGAACTTGCCGCGGCTTTAGGAGATGATCCTAACTTCGCCACAGCCACAGCCACAAGTATTGGGTTAAAAGCACCGAAAGCTTCGCCATCATTTACGGGAAATGCAACTTTTGGAGGGACTGTTACTATTAATAATAATACACCTTTAATTGTTAATGGAAATGACCCTTTAATTAGTTTTCAAAATTCAGCAATTAATCATTGGCAAGTAGGATTAGAAAATACTAATTCAGATAGATTTGTTTTTTATGACAATAATGCTGCTGCTTATCAATTAATATTAGAATCAACTTCTGGAAACGCAACTTTTAGAGGCACTGTTACAGGAACAAGCTTTTCAGCACCCTCTGGTTTTATAAATGGATCAAATGGTGGTATAAGAATACACTCATCAGGTACAAAATTCTTTAATATTACAGCGGCAAATGCAGCAAGGGATAATATTATGGATATTGGCGCACCAGATGCAAGATTTAAAAATTTATACTTAGGTGGTTCAATAACAGCGGGTGGAGGAGCAACTTTTGGAGGAGATGTTATAATAACAACAGGCAAAGAATTAATTATAGGAAGTCAAACTGCCGCGGAAAGTCCATTAGGAATTACAATTAGAGATAACAAAGGAGATGTTCCTGTTGGATTAGTTATACATAACGAAAATACAGGTACCTCGGCAGATGCACAAATAGCGTTTGAAACTCAAGGTGCTATGGATTTTTCAATAGGACTTGATAGGAGTAATAGCAACAAATTTGTAATGTCAAGAGCAGGTGTTTTAGGAACAAACAATGTGTTTACTATAGATGGCGCTGAAGCAACTTTTACAGGAACTGTACAAACAACTCAGATTACAGCCACGAATGGATTAAATTATTTAAAAAGGAATACGGACGCTTCTTTACAATTAAGGTCAGAAAATACAAGGTCAGGTTTATTTATTACAAAACCAGCAACTGATACTGTAATGGGTTCAGCTTTAGTTTTAGCTGACGAATCGTATAGATTAGGTACTTCTAATTATTACCATATATATATGTTCCAGAATGGTAACACTTATTTTAATCAAAAAGTAGGAATTGGAACACCTTCGCCTAACGCATTATTAACTGTTAGCGGTTCAGCTGTACAAAATAGTAATAATGCAGGAATGGAAGTGTCTAATAGTCACAATTCACAAACAGTTCTTTTAATTAACAATACAACTTCTCGAAAGTATGAAATTGCTGTAGGTGGTTCAGCTAACAGCGTTGGCAATGGTTCTTTTTATGTATATGATGGTACTGCTGGTGCAACAAGAATGGCTATTGACAGTTCTGGGCAAGTTCAAGTTAGAAATCAAGGTAATACTGGAGCAGATTTATTATTATATAATACAGATGGTTCTATAGGTTCTAACCAAATGATAGGTAGGCTAGGTTTTTATAAATCTGACGCAAGTGGGGCAGGAGCAGGAGTATCGAGTTCAATACAGGTCCGTTCTGATAGTAGTATTGGTGCAAAGTCATATATGTCATTTCATACAGATGGAGGTTCTGGACAACAAGAAGCAGAAAGAATGCGTATAACATCTGGGGGGGAATTATTAAAAAATCTAACTAGCGCGGTCGGTATAGGCCCATCTTCTCTTGCTGACTTCAATAGCACAGAAATAGGTAATGGATATATAAATTTAGCAAGAGATGACACGGCAGATGCTAAGCAAATAGTATTTGGTAAAAATGGAGCTAGACATTCGTTTATAGAAACAACTACTTCTGGATTAACTTTTCATTATGGAACTACAGCTGTCGCTAATTTAAGAGATAATTTAGATGGAGCAATTTGGTCTAGTGAAACCGTGGGCAGATCAATAGGTATGTGCTCGGGAACAAATTACGCATCAGGAGCTAACCATGCTTTTGTAAAATTTGAGGGTGGTAGTGGAGCAAATATTGTTATGGTTTCTAGTAGCTTTGGTGTACAATTAACTAAAAATTCAACATCATGGAGCTCTAATTCTGATGAAAGATTAAAAGAAAATATAACTGTAATAGATAATGTTTTAAATAAAATACAAAATTATAGATGTGTTGAATATAATTTTATAAATGATGAAGATGAGGATAAGAAAATAGGTTTTATTGCACAGGATTGGCAAGGGGATTTTCCAGCTATAGTTGATAATAATAAAGATAATATGTTAACTATGAAATACACTGAAACAATACCTATTCTATTAAAAGCAATACAAGAACTAAAAGCAGATAACGATAGCTTAAAAGCTAGAATAGAAACGTTAGAAAATAATTAATATGGCACAAACTAAAGTAAAACTTATATCAGACGGCGTAATAGTCCAGGGTAATTTGCATGCTAGCCACGGTATAACAACCGCACATATTGGTGAAGGCAGTAACTTGTATTATACAGATGCTAGAGTAGGTTCTTACTTATCAACAAATAGTTTTGCTACAGAAAGCTATGTAGGCACACAAATAGCTAACTTAGTTGATTCATCGCCTTCAGCACTTAATACACTTAATGAATTAGCTGCAGCACTTGGTGATGATGCAAACTTTAGCACAACAATTACTAATTCAATTGCGTTGAAAGCACCATTAGCTTCGCCTAGCTTCACGGGTAACGCTACTTTTGCAGGAAGTGTAACTGTTAGCGGTATAAGCTCCACATTAAATACTGGTAACTCTGGAACTTTTGTCACAAATGATGCTAATGATTATCCAAGAATATCAACCGCAAGCGCAAACATTCAATTAGGATTATTTAGGACATCAACAGGTTCGGGTGGTGTGTATATCGGAGGATTTAGCGGAGGATTTGAGGTTAGAAATGGATCAACTTTAGCTCCAATATTTAATGTAGATCAATCTGGAAATGGAACTTTTGCAGGAAATGTAACTGTAAATGGAGAAGCAAGAGTTTACACAGGTTCAAATTTTGGTTATTGGGGTGTAGATGCAGGTAATTCTTATGTTTATTTAGGTACAAATTCTTCAGCTTATGGTTTGTCTTTACAAACAGCAGGAACAGAAAGATTACGTATAAACAGTTCTGGAAACGTAGGAATTGGAGTTAGCCCTTCGACTAGTAGATTAAAAGTATCTGGAGCTAATACATCAGGTACTCCGTTAGTAGATTTGAGAGCAAGTGGTACAGGGTCTTTTCAAAGAGGGGTTAGGTTATTAAATACAGGTATGAATGCAGGTGACCATATAATGTACGCTGTCGGTAGGAGTGATAATAGTAGAAATATGGGTCAAACATACTTTTACTACGCGGGCGATGGTTCTACGTCAAATAGAATTTCAATGGGGTTACACAGTGTTGATGATGTATTTAATATTGCAGGTACAGGCAACGTAGGAATCGGAGCGACTAACCCATTCAGTAAATTAACCGTAAGTAAAGCTGGTATAAACGAAGGGTCAATATCGTTTGATGACCAGGCGAATAATGCACATCTTACTTTGGCGGGTTCAGACGCTTATGTCAGACTTCAAATGGGTACGTATAACAACGGAAGTTACGGTGCATGGATTCAAAGCTCTTATGACAATGGAGGTGTAAATTACGGAACAGAACCGCTAATATTAAACCCACAAGGTGGAAACGTAGGAATCGGGACGACTTCGCCTTTGGGTAAATTACATGTTTCTACAGGTAGTGATGGTAATAATGGAAATATTGAATTTATAATAGGAGGAACAAATGGAAGTAACGCAAGAACAGGTAGAATAATAAAAAATACGACATCTCCTTATCAGATGACCATAAAAGCAAGTGATTGGTCAGGGGGTAATTTTTTAATATTAGATGCTTCAGCAGTCGGGATCGGAAATACAAGCCCTGATGAAAAATTAGAAATTTCTGGTACAGGATCATTATATCCAAATATAAAATTTAGCTTCCCAGGTGTAACGTCTCGATATATGAAAATTGGGATGGCAACTGCTGTAAAATACGAATTTGAAGCTAATGGTTCTGGCACGTATATGGTGTTTAAAACTGAAGGCGTAGAAAGAATGCAAATTAATTCTACGTATGTTAAAATAGCACAAGATAAACAACTTCGAATCGGAGATTATTTTCATTTAGGTTCTGGTAATAGTAGTTATATGGGTTCTATTGGTTTTAATAGAGACACAAGTAACGGTGCTATTTTTAATAGTTCTTATGGTGCATATCAAATGCATAATTATCAAGGTACATTAAAATTACAAGTTTATAGTTCTGCAGGTGGTACGATAGGAGAACATAAATTTTTTAACAATGGAGACGTAAGTCTTTTAAAAGGCATATCCTTTAACGGTGACACCGCAAGTGCTAATCTTTTAGACGACTACGAAGAAGGAACTTGGACGCCAGCGGTTAGTGGCAACACCGTAGCTGGCACAACTACATACTCGGGTTCAAACAGTCAAAGAGGTTCGTATACTAAAATAGGCAATCAAGTTACTTGTTGGTTTTCTATTTTAAACTTTGGGCAGTCAGGGGCTTCTGGGCATTTTAAAATATCAGGTTTACCATTTACGTGTTCTATGGATGGCTCTGTTAGAGGTGCTTTTAGCGGTAATTTAAGATTTTATAAAATTAATTTTCCAAATGGTTATGATCTTCCAAGTATAAATTTAGATGATAATACTTCTCATTTTTATATATTGTGGAGTAGGGACAACAACACTTGGGTAAATCAAGATGTGACAAACAATACCAACCAGTACATAGAGGGCTATGTGACATATACTACAGCTTAAATTTAAAATAAAAATAAAATGAGTTTATCAAAACAAAGAATACAGGATAAAATAGAAATAGTTGGAGAATACAAAAGTATCCAAGTAAGATATTCAGATCAAATAATTGAAGATGATAAAGTTATATCAAATTCATATTTCAGAGAAACTATAGAATGTGGTGATGACACAAAAGCTATTGAGCACAATGTAAAAGCTATAGCTGATATATATTGGACAGATGAAATAAAACAAAAATACGCAGAAAGATCAATAATAGAATAATATGGCAAACACTAAAGTAACAGGTGATTTAATAGCGAGCTCAACGATAGCTACAGGTAACATAGCGGATAACGCGGTTACTAGCGATAAGATAAGTGGGATTACAACGGCTCATATTACTGAAGGTTCTAATCTGTATTACACAGACGCAAGAGCTGACGCAAGAATAACTGCAGCAAGCACTAGTGACTTAAGTGAAGGTACTAATCTTTATTATACAGATGCAAGAGCTGATGCAAGAGTTGCTTTAGTTGTAGATTCTGCGCCGTCAACATTAAACACGTTAAATGAGTTAGCAGATGCATTAGGAGATGACCCTAATTTTGCTACTACAACAGCTACGAGTATCGGATTAAAAGCACCATTAGCTTCACCAACGTTTACGGGTACGGTAGAAATATCTGCAACTATACCTAGACTAAATTTTACAGATTTACAACAAGATGATTGGGCAATTATTAATGACAACGGCGAATTTAAATTTCAATGCACATCCGGATCTGGTGTAGCCTTATTATTAGATACGTCAAACAACGCAACTTTTGCAAGTGCAGTAAATATAGCGGGCACATTAACATTAGATCAAGGCTCATTATTAAATGGTGTAATTAATACACCAGCATCTTTAAGAATTAATATAGATAGTAATAATAACAACCAAGGAGAAAAATTTGTTGTTGGCCACAATCAAACTAATATAAATAACAATAATGAGTTATTTGTTGTAGAAGAAAATGGTAATGCAACTTTTGCGGGTGAAATTTCTTCAGGTGATGATATAAATGCTGGTGGTAAAGTCGTATGCGCGAATGTAGGCTCAGATAAAAAAATAGCTTTTAGAAGAACAGGTGCAAATAATTTTTCTATAGAACACGATTCAAGTTCATTATATTTTTATAACGAAACAACAAGTGAATTGCCTATAAGATTTTTTAACAATGGGGATGTCAGTATGATTGGTGGCAATGTAGGTATCGGAACTTCATCGCCTGGTTCTAAATTAGAAGTTAAAACATCTGGTACAAATAGTGTTTTAGAATTGGATAATTCAGATAGTAATTATACTGTGATTCAATATAATGCCAGTGGAGCAACAAAAGGATTTTCTGGGTTTAATGCAGGATTTATGCTTTTTGGAGGTGAATCTGGAACTACAACAAGATTACAATCTGGTGGCTCTTATGCTGCTACGATTTTAGAAAATGGTAATTTTGGAATCGGAACAACTTCGCCTGAAAGAATTTTACATTTAGATGCAGACCAAGGGCGACCAATTATTCAATTAGATAAAGGTGGAGATAAAATTATTTCTATGGGAACAGGCTCATCTGCAACTGGCGCTGATGATACTATATTTCAAATGTTTAATGAAGGCTCTGAATTAGTTAGAATATTTACAGAAGGGAATTCATGGCTTAACGGAGGCAACGTAGGAATAGGACTTACAGACCCAGATTCAAGACTAGATATAAATGCTGGGAGAGCTGCAATAACAGCTGGCCCTGCCGTTAGAATAAGTAAAGGTGGTTCTCCTGTAGGATTAATTAGATACGATACATTAGTAATAGAAGCAGATGACGTCCCCACAATACGTTTAGGTGAAAACGATGGAACAGTTTCTACTATAATGTCAGGAGATTCTAACCTAAGAATTAATTCAACGCACCCTATAAAGTTTTTTACTAATGGTTACGCTGCAGCCGAAGCGCACGCTGGACAAGGTGGGGCTTTTGCTATGATTATAGATAATTCTCAAAAGGTAGGAATTGGGACGACTGGCCCTAATGCTAAATTAGACGTATATCAAGGTTCCGAAAATACGGTTCAAAGAAATTATGGACCTGGTAATAATCAAGGGTTTCCTCAAAAAATGACTATTACAAAATGGTACCCCGTAACTTCTTTAGGAACAAAACTATTAATACCGGTAGAAAGTCAAGGTAATTTAAACATGACGACTATAGTAAGAATGTGGGGTCATAGTGCTGTTTTTAATAGAGCCAGCGGGTATACAAATAGATCTTTTACTTTAGATTTTACATTTGGTTCTTTGCAATTGATTTATGGGTTAACAACTTTAAATTCTACAGGGAACGTAAGTTCGGTAACTCAAACATCACAAAGTGGTGGAGTAGATGGCGAAATACAAGTTAATTTTACAAACAGCTACCTGCAAAGTCAATCTGGAGCTGCATATGGTGGGGTATATATTACACTAGAGTACATGACAGGTTCAACAAGCAAATCGATAATACCAAGCGGTATAACTTTAAATTAAAATACTTAAAATAATAAAAATGTCAAACACTTACAAATGGACAATTAATGCGTTAGACGCAAAAATTTCCCACGATAGCAAAGATAATGTTATCAACACAATCCACTGGGGATATTCCGCAGTAGACGATGGAGACACAACTAAAACAGCTTATTCAATCGGAACACATAACGTAACATACGATGCAGGCAATTTTACAGAATACGATAATATAACAGAAGCTGATGTGATAGCTTGGTTGGAAGATGGATTAGATGTAGATAGCATGAAAGCTAGTTTAGATTCACAAATTGAATTACAAAAAACACCGGTTGACACAACGTTTCATATGCCTTTCGCGCTTAGTGCAATAGCAGATGTTGAAGAATAATTAGAAATTAAGTAAAACAAGTGATAATAAATTATAACCCAAACAATTAAATTAAATTTTAAAAATTAAAGATTATGGAAAACCAAGTAAACAAAATTACACCTGAACAATTAGAAGAATTACAGGGATTTGTAGGTAAGCTTAACAACGCTGCTTCACAAATAGGTAACTTAGAATTAAAGAAACACCAGCTTAACCACGCTGCAGCAGAAGTTCAACAGGATTTGAACAAATTGCAAGCTAAGCTAGAAGAGAAGTACGGTAAGATACAAATCAATATTGAAGACGGATCGTACGAGCCAATCAAAGAAGATGAGTCTAGTTCGTAAAATAAGTATAGGCAGAGACTATAAGAACGACGCTATGCATTACGCTGTAGGCCAAGAAGTATATGGTGGTCATACAATATGTAATATAATAGAAGAGTCTGATAAATTTTCTATTTTTATTAAAAAAGGAAAAGAAGTACTGCCCTGGAAAGATTTTAACAAGAACATGGCAATAGCTGTAGAATACAATTTAGAATATTAATGCAAAGTTTATTTGATTTTATTATAAAACCAAAAAACGAACGATACAGCAATAAAAAATATATAGATGGTCAAGAGCTTTTAGTTAACACTGAAATCTCTGATCATCGATATGTTAGCCGTACGGGAATTGTGCTTGGTATACCTAAGAACCAAAAAACAGAAATACAGGTTGGAGATGAAGTAATAGTTCATCACAACGTATTTAGAAGATGGTATAATCAACACGGCATTGAAAGTAACAGCCGAAGTTATTATAAAGATGATCTTTATTTTGTGAGATCGGAACAAATATTTTTATACAAAAGAAATAACGAATGGAATGCGCCCAAGGGCTTCTGTTTTGTTAAGCCAATAAAATCTACTGATATATTAAATAACGACAAAGAGCAAGCTTTAAAAGGCATTATAAAGCATATTGATAAAGACATTAGCAGTTTAATAGAGAAAGAAGATTTAGTTGGGTTTACACCTAATAGTGAATACGAATTTATTGTAGATGGCGAAAGAATGTATAGAGTGTTTACTAATTCAATATCTATTAAATATGAACGTCAAGGAAACGAAAAAGAATATAATCCAAGCTGGACATGAAGCAGTCAAAGAACTTATTAAAGTCGCTAAAGAACCTATTGTTGAAACTGATGATGATATCTCAGCCGATAGACTCAAGAACGCTGCAGCCACTAAAAAGCTCGCAATATTCGATGCATTTGAGATATTAACTAGAATTGAAGAGGAGAAAGATATACTTGAAAATAAACCAAAAGAAGAAGTAGATAATACTTTTAAAGGTTTTGCAGAAAGAAGATCTAAATAATGTACAATCAAAGTTTATATAAGGTTGTAGAACCTATTAAAGCTACCACCATACAGAGATTAAACAGATCAAAGAAATGGGAATACGGATATAATGAAGAGCATGATGTCATTGTTATATCAAAGACGGGCCAGATAGGTGAGGTGTATAGCATACAGAATTTGAAAATAGCATTGCCAAAAGCAATAAACGTTGATAATCAAAATGACAGATGGACGCCACACGAGTATCCTAAAGAGCTTAAATCAATCAAGAGTATATTTGATTGGAAAGATTATCCGGATGAATTTAAACAAAGATGGCATGCGTATATTGATACAGAGTTTACTAAAAGAGATGAAGGACATTGGTTTAAAAGCAAGGGGGTTCCTACTTATGTTACTGGCACTCACTATATGTACTTGCAGTGGACCAAGATTGATGTTGGGAGACCAGATTTTAGGGAAGCAAACAGATTATTCTTTATTCACTGGGAAGCTTGCAAAGCAGATAAAAGATGCTACGGAATGTGCTATCTTAAAAACAGACGTTCAGGATTTTCATTTATGGCATCCGGAGAGACCGTTAACTTGGCTACTATATCTTCAGACGCAAGATACGGTATATTATCAAAGTCAGGTGCTGATGCAAAGAAAATGTTTACAGACAAAGTTGTACCAATATCAATCAACTATCCGTTCTTTTTCAGACCCATACAAGACGGTATGGACAGACCGAAAACAGAACTTGCATACAGAGTGCCAGCTTCAAAATTTACTCGTAAAAGATTTGAGTCTAAAGACAAAACTCAAGAGATAGCTGGATTAGATACAACTATTGACTGGAAGAATACAGGAGATAACAGTTACGATGGTGAAAAACTTGCACTACTAGTACACGATGAGGCAGGCAAATGGGAACGTCCAGAAAACATTCTTAACAACTGGCGAGTTACAAAAACTACGCTTAGATTAGGTTCAAGAATAATTGGTAAGTGCATGATGGGCTCAACATCAAACGCTTTAGACAAAGGAGGAGAGAATTTTAAAAAACTATATAATAATTCAGATGTTACGAAACGGAATAAAAATGGACAGACTCGCTCGGGATTATATTCTTTGTTCATACCTATGGAATGGAATTTCGAAGGATTCATCGATTCTTATGGAATACCTGTCTTTAACACACCGGAAGAGCCTGTCAAAAACAACCAAGGAGATATTATCGACGTCGGGGTTATTGAACATTGGGAAAATGAAGTAGAAGGTTTAAAAGGAGATCAAGACGGATTAAATGAATTTTATAGACAGTTTCCGCGTACAGAAGAGCATGCATTCAGAGATGAAACTAAAAATAGTATATTCAACTTAGCAAAAATATATGAGCAAGTTGATTTTAATGAAGAAGCAAAATACAGTGCTTTAGTCACAAA